ATAGGAGTGCTGGGAATTGAACCCAGACTACCCCGTTATAAGCAGGGCGCTCTGACCGATTAAGCTACACTCCCTCAAGGGGCTTCGTTGTTTAACTCGGTGTGTATTCGTATCAACTCCTCGTCTGCGGGCATCACCACTACTGCTTGTCCTTCTTTGTTGACGATGCCTAAACTCTCTCCATTTTCAACACGTTCCATCAGTTCATCAAACCTCTCTTGAAACTCTTCCACGGTGAAAACTTCCATTGTCCTGTTATTTAGTTTTTCTCACCACGAATGGCAAGGTCGGCATACTCGATCTGTTCGGGATCCAGTTGTGCGGTCACAACTTCCAGAACGTTCATAAACTCTTGAACAGTCTCACACTCTACACGACGCTCACTGCCCTGATCGCTCAATAGCAGAAAGGTGCGGGTGCATACGTCAATCACAATACCTTGAACGGTTTCTTGTGCGGTGGTCATTTGGTGTTCCGTTGATTACCCTCATATTATAGGGCATCTGGGGTGGGGTGTCAAGGAGTTAATCCAAGAAGATCTTTAAGTTCTTCTATGGTAAGACCAGCAAGAGTTAATTTTTCTTGTGCAGTTAATATTGGTTTTACAATATTCTCAATATTCCATTCACCATTCCAAATTAATTTTTCTCTTGGAGTAATTATTGGTGGTTCAATTTTTGTTGCATTTTCTGGAACTAAATTAGGATCATCATTAATAAATTTTTCTCCAATAAAAATATTTTTTATTTCATCAGTATGTGTATGATAATAATACCCTCTAGTATCTTCTATAATTTTCCAAGAAGTTTCATCAAAAACTTGAATTTCATCTTGTTCACACTTTAAAGGTTCAATATTAGTAGCGTGTGCAGGAATAAGAAAAACACCAGGTTCTAATGGAGATTCATCTGCATTCGATGATCCAATAAAATACTTATATTCTGGATGATAGTGATAAATTTTCATAACTTTAATACTTTATACAGGCGAGAAGAGCAATATTTCGTGGGCGAGTTTCATTGTTTGATAGATATCCAGGATCATTTCGAGTAAATCTACCAGTTGTTTTATTTGGGTCATCCGCAGAATAACTACCAGCATCAGCTACTAATCCATATTCCTGACCATTAGCTCCAGTTCCAGTAATATTTCTGTCGTCAGTAGCCATAGAAGAAATCCAGTGTTTGTGTTGATTAATCATTTCTGCTTGAGATGATCCAAAAGATCTTCCACTATCAACACCTCTGCCGTCATCCCATCCTCTTGGAAATTCACCTCTCATATCTGGAACTTTAAAAGTTGTACTACCATCACCAGCACCATAAGTAGTCCCCAGTGCGTTAAATAAAGCAGCATAAGTGGTTCTAGAAATAGTAGCACCATTCGCTTTTATATATCCTGACGGAGCAGACGACCCACAATGAAAGATAAGAGTTCCTGGTGGATGACTTAGATATCCACCACTAGAATCAAAAATACTAGTTACTCCAGTAATTTTATTTTCTACTCCATTAAGCGTGATCGAACTTGTTCCTATGGTAAGAATACCAGTGATCCTAGCATTACCATTGACGACTAACGCAGTATTACCAACTCCAGTAATAGTAGTAAATCCAATATTAATGTTTGGAGTTCCAGAAAGACCCGTTGCGTTTCCTGTTATGTTACCAGTCAGAGTACCAGAAAATGCTTCACCTGGCGAAGTTTCTATAATACCTCCTCTTATTGTTCCATCAACAGTTAGATCACCAGAAATAAAAGCATTGCCATATGTTTGACTACCATTATTGAAAAATACTTCTTCATTAAATGGTTGAGCCATTAAAATGGACCTCCACTAAATCCTTCTTTTATAGCATCAACAAAAGTTCCAGCGAAAGCAATATCTCCAAATGTTGATCCTGGTGGCGCTAAATTACCCATAAGAGCATCACAAGATGCTTCTTGACCCTGAATTAAAAATCTACCACCCTGTTTGATATTTACATCTTTACCAGCAACAATATCAACATTCTCATCAGCATCAATTACAATATTTTTAGCACGGATTCTAACTTGACCATTTTTTTCTGCAGTGATACAAATATCTCCATTCTTTCCAACGATCGTAATATCTACACCTGTTGATTTCGCTTTTTGTCCAGCAACAATTTCAATTGATTGGTCATTATAAATCTTATAAATTCCATTCTCACTTAAACCAGCTAAACAAATGTCTTTATTATCTGTGACACCGTAAAGCATATAAACATCAGTCCCACTTGTCCCCATTTGAGGATTATTGAGATCAATTCTAAATTTTGGACCAAAAGAATTAATGCTCCTTTGATGCCATTTTTGTTTACTCTTAGGTCTTTCTGCCATTTACTTTAAGATACAATCGACAACATTAACAAGTTCACCCTGGAATTGATCTTCATCGATCAATATGGGTTTTAAAATAGCACCCGATCCCTCTCCTTTAAGTCTAAAGTCAGGAGCATCATTTAATCTGATAGTATTTAGAGGACGTACTCCAGTCAGTTGACCGTTATTGATTGTTAATTTGTATTTGTTTCCAAAATTATCGGTTAACTTACTCTTACCATATCCTTCTCCAGGATCAATAATTGATACTCCTCCAAGAATATAATTAGGAGTTCTATTAACTGGATATCCTTCTCCTTCAGAAACTAGATAAATTTCTATTACTTGTCCATTATCATCAATAATCGATCTTGCTTGAGCACCATAACCTTGGTTACATTCATCTGTGACTTCAACAAAAGGTGGGAATTCATAACCAGATCCAGGGTTTGTAACCCTTACACCAATTAGACTTGCAGTTGCATCTCTTCCAGTTCCAACATAGGCACCAAGAATAGGAATTGCCTCGCATCCTTGTCCTCCACCACCAAAGATATTAATTGTTGGTGGCGAACAAATTACTGGTGGACCAGTAAAACATCCACCTAGAGGACTACTAAGACCAAAAGTTCTTGTTCCAGAACTAAAGATATCAAAACCAGCTAAAACAGATGATGCAAGAGATTTAGCAACATTTGCTTGTTGCAGAATCTGGTCAAAAGGTGTTGGTTGAACATTAATTGGTCCTTGCCCAATCACCCACTGAGTAACTCCACTATTTTTAGACTGACTTTGATTACAAGCAAGAGAAGGAGTACCTCCAGATAATCCAGAAGCGGCGCCACGCAAAGTTCCTTCAATACTAAATCCACCAAAGAATTGTAAGATTGGTCCTACTGCTCCAATCAATCCACTCATAGCACCTGATACTTTACCAATGATATCATTTACTAATGCGCCAGTAAACTGATTTGCAGCACAAGCAACAAATCTCTGAACATTGTTTACTATCCCCTGTAGCGCAGATTTAATGATACCACCCAATCCATTAATAATGCTATTACTAATACAAGGAATGGCTTTCTGAATAGCTTTAATTGGTGCTGCCATCGCTTTTTGTGCCGCAACCCCAGCAAGATGAGCACAAGGAGCGCATTGAGTTGCAGCAAGAACTAAACGATAGACCAAATCATATAAAAGTTTTAATCCTTTATTAAAAAGTGGCGCTAGAGTTTTAAATAGCTTGTTTACCATATTAGTAACAAGACCACTTACAATAGACTGTACTTTGCCAACTATAATATCAATTTCTCGATTAATTGTTTGCTGAATCTGAGCAGATGTATTTGTAATATCTGCAGTTAAATTCTGCACACGACTAACTAAATTTCCAACTTCCGTCGATATTTTACTTGTGACATTACCTTTACTTGGAGATGCTAACTGAACCTTATCTCCAATTGCACTAAAGTAAGAAATTTCACCATTGCCTATTGATTTTGCTTGTGCTGGTGAAACACCTCTTGGACTCTTCTGAGAACCTGCGTTTTGTTCATTAGATTCATTTTTCTGAACTGCCCCATTAGGTTCTTTTATTTGATCACTATATCCAGTAAAAGGTTGGAAAGGACCCTCATAATCTGTTGATGGAACCTGTGAAGTTCTTCCGAATGTTGATAGTACAACTGGAATTTGAGCATTATCACCATCTAAGAAAAATCCAAATACAGTATCTCCAGGTTGCAACTTAACATCAGTTGCAACATTTGCAGCACCTGATCCAGATGTTGTTGGAATAAGAACTTGTGCCCAAGGCAAGTCATCATTTGGAAGTTCTTTTTCACTATAAGGGTGATAACCAAGAATTCTTACTTTTGTTCTATTTCCCCAACCAGATCCGCCTGCTTGCCCACCCTGAGCACCAATTGGTGGAATCTGTCCAATCCACCAACGAAACCCATCTCTTCCTAGAAAATTACTTTTAAGTAGTGATTCGTCAATCATTTTTTATTGTTTGCTCCGTATCTTCCGAAGGTGTCTCTAATAAGTTTCATAGAAGTATATGATGATTCTGAATCAAAATGATGACAAAGCTCTTTAATCATATATAGACCGCTTTGCTCCTGATCATACTCTTCCTTATCTCCAGAAGAGATTTTCGGGAATTGGCACTTAATAATATCACCAGCAGAAAGATTCGTATTAAGAGGAATCAACATATCAACTGCTTGAGTGAATAAAACATTATATCTCATCAATGCTTGTGATTGATATTTAAATGGATCTGCATTCTCATCTGTTGACACATCCTTTTCCATTGTACCAATATCAAGGCACTGGGTGATAATTCTTGTTGGAACATCGCCCAAACCTTTTCCGTCAGATCCAGAAATCTTAGGAAGTTTTAATTTATCTCCCAAGTTCTTTGCTTTACTAACATAATCCTCAAGTTTAAACACACCCCTTTGAGGATCTGTAAACTCAAAAGTAAGTGGATTATAAAACATACGATAACTAGAGTATGTTCCTAATCTCAATTTCTCGATGAGATTTTGATTTTTATTTGTTGTAAAATCTAGAACCTTAAAATCATCATTCTGTGGTTGCCCATCAGCATCATACGGTTCTTGAGCACCAGAAAATGTATAAGTTCCTTTTGGATCTTGACCCATTAGTCCATCAATTGACCTAAAGTTAAATCCATTTTGAGTTTGATAAAAAACAAATCCAGCAGTTCCATCTCCAGATTTATCTCCAGGAACTGCTTTTGCTGCTAACCAAACTAAAACAGTAAATGGTTTCCTTAAGTTACCAATAAAACCATACTTGTTTTGAGTCTTATCAAGTGTTCCTATTTTCTTAGTTTTTAAAACATTTTCGAGAATAGATTTTACAGAATCATCAATAGTCGAACTTGTTGGATATTTCTTGGCAACTCTTGTAGTTTCGTTTGTAATTGCTTCTCTGGATGTTAAGTTAAGAAGAAAAGATTCGGACTGAGAATTGGATATGACATCAGTGATACTTGAGACATAAAAATAATCATCAGTTTTAGAAAAATCTAAAGGTTTATTTTTATCTGAGTTGGCAGCGACTTTAATCGATACTCTTTCTCCACCTCTTAGAGGTAAACCATTGTAGATGGATTGATTTGCACCATCAGGATCCCCTTCTTTATCTGGTGGTTTAATGCTATTACCGTCATTTGTAACTCTTAATCTTGCAGTAATAGTTGGAGAAAAGATATCTTCATAATAATCAAACCCAATAATACCACCTTTAATATCAACAACTCTTTTCTGGTCGTTGGATTCGATGAAAGCTTTTTCGTATGTAGATTTTTTTGATGACATTACAGGTATGAAAGTTCGACTAAGAGTTTATTCTTGATAAAGTTATTTAACACATCCGATTCAGACTGTTGTGGGGGAGAAAAACTTGGACCTCCTCCTCCACCGCCTCCGCTGTAACCACCACCCCCATTAGTGCCAGGAGAAACAGAAACTCCAGAAGGTGGAAATTCTGCAAATACAACTTCACCTTCATTTGCTGGTGTAATTGATCCAGGAACGTTTCCTTGCTGTGCTGAAGTAAATTGTGCTGGAGATACTCCTGCTGCCTTTTGTGCTTCTGCTAAAAATGGTAAGTATTTACCATTGTCGTAAGCTGACCAAGGAGACCAATTAGATCCTCCCGAAAGGTTAAATGCTACCCTTGCATTTGTAACAGGATCCCTCAGTTGTTCTGGATCAGTAATTCCCATTTTTTTCAATGTTCCATCTTTATGAGCTTTCCAATTTATTTGCCATAATCCAATTGAATATTCATTTTTCATTTGTGGATCCATACCAGATTTGACGGTATCATTGGAGGAATCTCCACCAGACTCTGCTTTTGCAACTGCTGCAGCAATAACTGCATTTTTTTCATTAAATCCAACTTGTTTTGCCAAAGCAACTAGCTGAGCAGTTGATAGAGTTCCACCAGAGGTTCCACCAGAGGGTGCTGGTTTCCCCATCACTGTTTGCTGTGGTTTAACGGTTGCAGCAGATGCCGTTGTCGCCGTTGTCTTAACATCTCCGCCAACTCTAGTGTAACTATCAATATATGCCGTTGGATTCATATGACCAGTTAAAGTACCACCATTCCATCCAGTACCAAGTTCGAAGTGTAAATGAGGACCAGTTGATTTACCAGTGCTTCCAAGAGTTCCGATAACTTTAGCGGCACCACTCTTGTTTTCTATTTTGTCTCCTTTTTGAACATTGATAGAATTTAAATGACCATATAAACTATAAGTTCCATCATCGTGTTTTACAACTACAAATTTTCCCCACCCTTTTGCATCCGTACCATGATCTGCAACAACTCCAGGTTTAATTACTGATATTGGATTACCAACTTTACTCCACGGACCTCCAGAAATATCAATTCCATTATGTCTAGGTCTCTCTGCAGTTCTGTAACCAGAATATATGTAACCAGATGCTGCTGTACCACCAGTTGCTGTCATTGATGGTCCAAATTGAGCACCTGAAGTTCCTTGAGTACCTGGAGAAACTGAAACACCACTTTGTTGTTGTGGAGTTTGTGATTCTTGCTCAGGTAAAGAAAGTTCAGATTCATCAATCAAAGGCTGATCAAATAACGCAAATCCTTTCTCAAACTCACTTTGCATTGATTGGAACTGGGTGTTTAACTCATTCATTGCATTATTAACTGTTCCTGGTAATTCACTAAATTTAAACGATGCAATTTGTCCAATAATAGTTCCTAAATTTGTTGCTAATGTTTTAACAAAACCTACAACTGATTGTGTAAAAGAAGATAAAGCACTTATAACTTTTCCAACTCTTTTAATAAACGCTTGACTCCATTTTATCCAGGTTGGCAAGTTACCCAAAATCCATCCAATTGCCAAACTTGAAATAAAATCCATCAATCTTCCAAGAAAATTCTTACCAGATCTCTGTAAAACTGTTCTTGGAGATGGAGTTTTAGCAATAGTAAATTTCACTGCTTGCGAAGCCTCTCTTTGCTCCTTTCTTACTAGTGCTTCTAGTTTTCGATCATTTTGTACTTTTCTATTTTTAAATATTGTTGTTTTAATTCTAGTACGTTTCTCAAATACTTTGTTAATAGTATTAAAACTTTTTCTAGTTCCCAATAAACTAGATTTAATGGACCGAGTTTGCCCCAGTAAATCTTTAGTGCTTTGAGAAAAACCCGATACTAATGCCATCTTAGATCACCACATTATAATTAAACTGTGAATATAATGCATAGAAGTTTTCAGGATTGGAAGATTTAATCTTTGGCACATCTGTACTTGCACCTGGACCCATCGATGGGGTTTGGGTGCTTGTTGGTGCAGGAGTTTGTGCAATCACTGTCGTTTGTGGTTTTGGTTCTGGGCCAAGACTTTCCATTTTTGTATTTGCACTTTGTGTTTGTATAGGTGTGATATTAGCAGGAGTTTGCTCTGGAGCAGTAGTTGCCGCTGATGTTGCAGTTCCTCCAGCAGGAGTTACATTAGAAGTTGCTGCAGTTGATCCTAAAGAAAGATCTCCTGCTGATGGAGTCATAGGAGTTTGTGGTGCTACAGCAGGTTGGGATGATGCCGCTGCTCCTGCAGTTCCTGGAGCAACAGAAACTCCACTTTCACCCGATTGCTGCGGTCCCTTTACTGGAACCGCATCTTCTTTAGGTTCTTGTTCTTTATTACCTTTGTTATCTCCCATCATAGGAGTTTGTGGTTGAGCAACTGGAGTAGTTTGTGCTGCTGTTGCTGGTTTTTGATTTCCTTCTGCTTTCTTTTGTTGTTCTTCTAATTCCTTTTTCTTTGCACCTGTAAGATTTCCACCAAAAGCTTCTGATATTTCATCAAGAGTGAAGGCAGTTGCAGCAGCAGTGCGAATACCTTGAAATACAAATCCTTTACCAGGAAGAAAAGATAATGCAGCTAGAGCTGCATCAACATTTTCACCATTCAAGAAATTCATTATACCACTTACGCCAGTGATTAAACCTCCAACTACATTCATAAAACCAAATTTACCACCTTTTTGTCCAGGTGGTTTTCCATCAGGTGGAGACGGAGTTCTTATATTTGTCGCTGCTGCACCTGCACCAACTACTCTTTTCCAAGAATTTTTTATCGCATTGACTAATATCTCAAAGGGTTTTAAAAATAGTCCTTTAATAACAAATCCACTTACTTTAGCAGCTAAGCCGAGGACTAAACTTACAACTTTACCTATTCCGATTTTAATAAGAGAAAGAACACCATTGGCAGCAACTACAATGGCAAGAGTTTTTAAAATATTTCCAGCAATGTCTTGTAGTTTTTTAGTATTTCCTGTAGAGAATGCCTCAATAAGATCTACAATTTGGATAGTTATCCAACCAAACAATAACTGCTGTATTGCTCTACCAACATTAAAAAATACACCGCTAACTTTTGTTGCTACAGCAGTAACAGGTGCAGTTAATGCAGACTGTATTTTATTTTCTAACTGCTGCTCACCTTGTGTTCTAATCTGTCTTTCTGCTAATCGTCTATTATATTCTGCGTCTGCTTTTGCTGCTGCCTCTTCTAGTTTACTTTCCGATGCTATCCGAGTTGCTATAGAATCAATACCACTTCTAACAGTCCTAAGTTCAGAAGCAATCGAATCTAAATTAGATGAGATTGTACTAAGTGTTGATTGATTACTTTCGAGTAATTCTTCGCTTCTTCCCCCACCAAGATCTTGTGAAGATACTGGACCTATTCCTCTCCCGCCACCAAAAGTTGATCCAGCAACACGCTGGACTAATCCCCCTTGAAGTGATTTAGCTAAAGGCGAGGAAATTACTGCCATTTAATTATTTTTTATTTTTTAGATTTTCTTCTTCAATATACTGTTGGAGAAGAGAAACATATATTTCTCTTTCCCAAGGTATCATATTCTCAAGCTCTGTCAAACTATATTTATGATGCTGAATCAACGCAAAATTAGTTTTATAGTATGACTCAAGATTTTCATGAGCCATACCTACGCGAAAAAAGCCGATAGACCCTCCAGAACTACTTCACTCTCAACATTAGTATTTGGGTTTTTAACATTAATTGTATAAGAAAGTTTTGGCATTGTATCAAAGAATTTTTCAACATCTTTAAATTGATTTGATGTTAAACTCTCTACGAATTCCTTTAGTTCTTTTTTAGTGCAGTCCTTTGCGGACCAAGATTCTTCTTCACTATAAACTTGCTCAATACAACTACAAATAAGATCAAAAGTATCTTCAACAGTAATTGTAGTATCACTACCAAAGTTAGCTTTGATAAATTCGTTTAGTGAAGGATATCTCATTCGAAGAGATAAAGATTCATCTAATTTAATGTCTTTCCTGTGTTCTGGGTCAACCCGAACTTTGATTTCATCCAGTGCAATACTTCTAGGAACTTGTGTGGTTTTATCATCAGGACAAGTAATTAAAACATCTACATTTTCACCAACAGATTTTCCTCTAATATTTAAGAAAAGAAACTCAATATCAAATGTAGATAATTCTTCTATCTTGATACCTTTAGTTTTGATACAATTAGATATAACTTCTTTAACTGCGTTTGCAATCTGACGATTATCCTCAGATTCCATAGCAAGTATTAGAATTTTTTCTTCTTTAACTAGAAATGGTCTATACTTGACAGTTTGTTTTGTAGATGGTATTTCCAACTCATAAGTTGGTGTAGCAATTGTTGGTAAGGGCATAATAACCTATGAAAACTTCAGTAAAAATATTTAGAGTCGTTTTAAAGCAGTTGAAAAGAAGTATCGTATGGTTTTAGAGGTGAATTAAACGCTTTTGGCCACTCAATATTTGAGGTATCAATAGCAGTATCACTAACAAATTTATATTTGTCAGCGTTTTTATAAAGTTTAGTAATCTGATCTGTGCTTAAGTTAACAATATCTTTATTATATGCATTAGCATAGTTTGCTTCTAGATTATTTCCATTTCGTCTAGATTCGGATAGACTATCAATTTTTCCAGGAATATATCTATCATATGTAAAAGTCACACCCACAGTCATAATATCTGATGCTTGATATGAAACTGAAATAGAATTCATAGCACTAGGAAATAATCCAAGAAAATTATATTCCAATTGTTGTTTGTAATTTCTCTCAAATTTTGTAATTTTAGTAGTATCAGACTTATAATAATTTGGATACTGAAATCGAGTACTATAATTCTTTCTTGATATTCTAACCTCTGGTTTTTTCTCTGCGATTGGAGTTAAAGATTGGTTATGAGTTCCGCTTGCAATAAACTCCATCCAATGCTCAAAGAATTTAAGTGTTTTATATTGTGCATCAACATAAATTTCCATATTCATTTCAGTAAACTGACGGGTATGAGCAAATTTCTCAGTCACACCCATATAGTCAATTGCTTGTGCAGTTGCGAATGAAGTTGTAGGAATAGATGCATCTCGAACTAAAAGACCAGCGAATTCGCTAATAAATCTTGAATCAACTCCACGACGAGTTAAGTAAGCTATAAGTTCTGGATTCTGAGATATTCCAAACTGCACTAAAAAATGTGAAGTTTGCGCTAGGTTCGAAAATAGTGGTTTAATATCTGATATCTTACGAGGACTGACCACTCTAAATACCTATTATGAGAGTTTTAGTATAGTTATTTAGATGTCATATAAAGGAAAATATAGACCGACATACCCAAAGAAATATACGGGAGATCCAACTAATATCATCTATAGATCTTTATGGGAAAGGCGTTTTATGAAATACTGCGATCATAATCAAAATATTCTTGAATGGGGAAGTGAAGAATTAGCACTTCCATATCGTTCTCCAATTGATGGAAGAATACATCGATACTTTCCTGACTTTTATATTAAGGTCAAAGAAAGTACAGGTCAAATTAAAAAATATCTTATTGAAGTTAAACCAAAACGTCAAACGGTAGAACCTGCCGTCCAAAAAAGAAAAACAAAACAATACATTTATGAAGTTGTTGAGTATGCCAAAAACCAAGCAAAGTGGAAAGCAGCAAAAGAATTTTGTAAAGATCGCCTCTGGGAATTTAAAATCATAACAGAAGATGATCTAGGTATCAGCTAATGCCAAGAAAAACTCTAAAAGAAAGGCAAGAATCAAAAAAATCAACCGAACAGGATTTATATCCAGTAGATACTGATGATACTAAGAATAGAGTTAGATCAGTCATAGATAATTTGACTGGGAAAGAAAAACCAGATGACATCATGTTAGAACTTTTGGAAGTTGTCCAGGAAAGTGGAACAACTCCAGAAGTAGGTAAGTTTTATATTTTTGTATACAATCCGAAAACACCGAATATTAGATATGATCAAAATCCTTTAGTAGGTGTTACTGATGTATTTGAGTGGGGATTTCGTGGGATTAACTTCCATTGGGGACAACCAAGACAATATACTTGGAGTGAAGTTGCTGGTTCACTATACGAAGTTTACCGATCAGAACTAAAAGATTTACAAGGTATCAATTTTGCAAATTTCAGAATAAATAACTAAAAAACAGCCAGATGGCAAAATTAAAAGGTTATCAAAGTTTTAGATATCCAAAAGAAATAATAACTGAGTCTGATGACTACCTAAAAATTAGTGTGGTTAATTATAAACCACCTGGTTTTGGAGCTAAATCTGGATTTCGTCTTAAGTCGTCTGATGATCCAGACTCAGATCTAACAAAAAATTTAAAAACTCCTGTCTGTTCAATTATTTTGCCAATGCCTCAGCAAATTCGTGATGACAAAGCAGTAGCGTGGGGTGAAAGTGAAATGAACTCTCTTGCTGGTGCTGCTGCTGGCGGAGCTGCTGGAGTTATTGGATCAGAGGCTCCAGTAACGAAAGCTGTTCAGGCAGTTTTGGGAGGTGCTAAAAATTTTACCGAGACCGTAGGTAATTCAAAAGATGCTATTGCAGGTGGATTTGCGGCAGCAGCAGTTAATTCATTACTGGGACAAGAAAATATTAATCCATTTGATGCTGTAACTCGCCAAACTGGATCAATTCTAAACCAAAATCAAGAACTTCTTTTTCGTGGAGTAAGTTTAAGAAGTCATTCATTTAATTGGACATTAACACCAAGATCTAAAGCAGAAGCAGACGAAATAAAAAATATCATTAGAATCTTTAAATCATCAATGTCTGCTAAAAAACAGGGTGCAGTTGCTGATGGTGGAAAAGGAGTGTTTATTCAGTCTCCAGATGTATATCAATTGCAATATTTTAGTGGAAAAAAACCTCATCCATTTTTAAACGTTTTTAAAGTGTGTGCATTATCTAGCATGTCTGTTGATTATACAGCAACTGGAACTTATGCAACCTATGCAGATGGTACGCCTATTCAGGTATCATTGGCATTAGGATTCCAAGAATTGACTCCAGTTTATGCTGAAGATTATAATACAACCAATGGAGAAATAGGAGTAGGTTACTAATATGTCATACTTTAGAGAACTACCAGATTTAGAATATCAATCACCATTAACTGACAGAATTTCATCAACTCAATATGTTCGTGTAAAGAACATCTTTAGAAGACTTAAAATTCGTGATGATCTCAAAGATGTATTTGTTCTTTTTAACAAATACGTTATTCCAGAAGGTGCTAGACCAGATACTGTTGCAGAAGAATTATATGATAAATCAGATCTTGATTGGGTTGTACTGACAGTTGCTGGTATTACAAATATAAGAGATCAATGGCCACTTAATAGTAGAGACCTCTATAGATTTTGTGAAAACAAATATGGAGATGACTTAAATAACGTTAGATTTTATGAAACTACCGAAGTTAAGGATTCCAAAAATCGTTTATTTTTACCAGCAGGAAAAGTAGTTGATGCATCATTTACTATTACTAGACCTGATTTTCCAACACAAACATTAAATCCTGTAATTGGAATCACCAATTATGAATATGAGACTCGTTTGAATGAAGAGAAAAGAAAAATTGATATCCTGAAGAGATTATACTTACAACAATTCTTAACTGATGCTCGTGATATTGCTTACTATACAGAATCTTCTCAATACGTTGACCGCACTCTAATTAGAACAGAAAATACAAGAAACAAGATGCTATAAAAAAGGGGGGCATATGCCCCCTTAAACTTATAAACTAGTCAACATATTTCTACATATTCGCTTACAACTCTGTTGGTCTTCATCGCACTCAATTAAACAATTAAAATAGTCATTAATCAAATCATTTTGCTCGTTACATCGGTCCACAGTATCCTCGAAATGTTTCCATCCAGCTAGTTGATTATAAGAAATTAAGTTGTGCATAATGACCTCCATGCACAAAGAACAACATGATAAAGAAGTTTTCTTTCATCTAAATCACCTCTTAATTCTACTACTATGTAGGACAATTGTGTTGATTTTCTGATATTACGCAATAAAAATTTATGCCTACAAGTTTATACCTATTAAAAAGGGGGGCATACGCCCCCAGTTGATCATTCTTCAGCAAGTCGCTGGAAATAACTCAGAGTGTCATCATCATCTTCATCATCATCCACTGATGCAGAACGAGAAGGTTTCAGATTGCTCAATTCAGAACGCAAATCTTCAGTGAGTTCACGAGTGGAACCACGAGTGTTATCCTCATCAAGATCCTCAGGATCTTGATAGCGAGGAGTGCCTTTGTTACCCAGAACATAGTCCAGGCGCTTTTTCAGTTCATCATAAGTTTTAAACTGATCAGCGGCAACAAGTTCAGCAAGAGAGAACTGCTTCTTCCACACTGCTTCCATTGCATCATCATCGTCCAGAAGAGGAGCAGATTTTGCAAACTCACTGGAGTCATAGTTGCGATAACCAGCAACGTTCTTTGCCTTCAGTTTGAAGTTGGCACCCTGCCAGAAGTCAAACGGATCAATCGCTTCTTCATCTTCAAACTCTGGTTGCATTGCGGCAGTCAGTTTATCAAAGATCTTCTTACCATACTTAAACAGGAACACTCTACCTTCGTTGGCAGGGTTTGCAGGATCCTTCACCACATAAACATTAGACACATAAGTCAGTTTACGCTTCTGCTTACGTGCGAGTTCTTTACCAGCATCGGTGCCGTTGTTCCACAGTTCGGAGTTCAGTTCCGACACAGGATCTTTCTGTCCCAGAGTGGTCAGAGAGTTCTCAATATACCAACCACCAGGTCCCTGAAAGGCGTGACTGTAGAGTTTCACGAACGGCAGGTCTTCACCGTTGGGGGCAGGAAGGAAACGGATCACGGCATAACCATTGCCGCTCTTATCTACATCCAGTTTCCATACGCGGTCATCACTAGAACCGCTACTTGTATTCATTTTTTCCACTTCTTTGACCAGTTTGGCGGTCAGAGAACCTAGTTTAGATTGCTTCTTAAGATCAGCAAAAGACATTTAGATTACCTCGGATAAATTAGATTCGGGGGATTTACTTAGATATTATAGCAAAGATACTCTCAGCGGTCAACGTATTGCTTAAGAGATTCGATTGTTTTATTCATACTATTAAAAAGAAAACTCATGTCAGTTTCTGGTGGGAATCCCATCAGTGCCACTGATTTACGAAGATTTTCTTTCATTTCAACTGCCAGTGGATCATCAGAAAGTGACAGACGTGTATACATTACACGCTGTTTTTCAAGAAGAAGTTGCAGTCTTTCAATGTGTTCCAATTTAGTTTCACGGTCCATCATGCCAAAAGTCAGGATACTTCCATAGACTTCCTCTTGCAACTTATTAATTTCTTTCAGTTCATCTTGAATAATATCGGAGTCGAAAAAGTTACTCATCTATGATTTCTCGTAAAATACGTTTGAATTGGAAT